AGGTATGGCGTCAGGACTAGCAATAGCAGCATACCTAAACGCTGGTAAGACTGTTACAGACAAATATTCATCTATACAGATGGATGGAGTGGTCAAAGATATTACAGATGGACAACTAGGGGCAGCATTTAACACACTATCAACTAACGCTGTTAGCATGATAGCTACAGATGCAGGAAGAAAGACATTAGTGACAGCTGGAGGTATTGCCGCATTAGGGGCAGTAGTTCGAAGGCAGTTTCCACAACTAAAACTCGGAGGAAGTAAACTTTACTTCAGAATCTAAACATGGCAATCGTAATAAGTAGAAGCGCACCTGCTGGGACCTTAACGGGCTCAACATCGTTCGTAAGTTTAAATCAAATCGCAGGAAGTTCTGTAAGCAGTTCTTTCACGGTACCTGCTGGAGTATCAGCAATAAGACATATATCTATAGCACAATGTGCAGATGGGGCCGGAGAGGAATTTGTTGGCCTAGTATCTGTCTCAGGTAATTCTATGAGAGACGGTTCAGCAGTCTTTACAGCAGGTGGACAATGTACAATGGGAACCTCAACAGGTTCAAATATGAATTTCGTTCAGCAAGATACTAACCTATCCGTACAATCTGGAAATAGCTGCGAAATCGCATATGCGCAAGTCGGAAGTACAGCAGCAGTAGACGTTGCAGTTTCTTTGACTTTCGAATAATGCCTAAAACCAATTTTGCACCATGGAGTGCAGAGACGGCAGAAGGGATCAAGACAGACCCTGTAGATTCTAACATAAGGGTAAAGCAAGAAGTTATACCAGCTATTACAGTAGGTACAATCAATTCAATTACTGGCGAGTGGAACGGGGTAATCGCTAGTGATACTGCTTTTCTAATTGACCCTATTCATGAAGCAGTAGGTAATGGTGCAGCAGTATTATCACCACAAAGGTCAGACCATGAATATATTGACATGACTGGATATAGTGATCTCTTACTAGCTTTTAATCCTAGTGCTGCTGGAAACTATGCTATTGAGGCCGTTATGGGTCCAGCAACTTATTCTTATGCTAACTTAACACCCGTTAATGCTGCTGCAAGGTTAAAGTCTAATGGATATCCTCAGGGAGCCTATCATTCAGATTTTGAAGATATATTTGATGATGGTGCAGAAGCTTTAACTGCTAATGTATGGAATATATTTATTATTACAGAAGTATTAAAAAGTCAAAAGCTATTACAGTTTAAGATAACTAATAATACTGGCGGACCTTCGAATATACAATTTGCTTCTTTGCGTTTAGTATGAGCGCTAAAAAACCTATAGATATAGATTGGTTAGAAGTAGCGAAAATTGGGATGCCTGTAGTAGGCCCTTTTGTTCAAGGTGCTTTATGGTATGGTTTTCTTAATCTAGATAAAAGAGCTCAAGCTTTAGGCCGATTTATTGCAGTAGCTGAAGTAGTACCAGCAGTCGATTTAAATTTGCCTTCAGGTGTTGTCTTGGCGTCTATGTTTGATTCAGTAGAGGAAGCCATAGAAATTTATGATAAGATAGTAGAATCAATATCTGACCTTCCAGATTCAATAAGAGATCTCTTAAAAGATATTAAAGATACAATCCCAACTAAAGAAGATATTCCCTTTGTACCTGAAGCTCAAGAAGCTTCTCATGAGTTTCAAAAGGCTTTAGCTGAATGTATCGCTAACGCTCAAAACCAATTTGATAATAAATATACTTATGCTATTTTTGCTGGACCGTGGGTTGTTTCCTGTATGCTTCAAAAAGGCTTCAGTGTACCGTTAAGTTATGTTAAGGACAAACTCTTCTGATGAACGACGAACAATTTCTAATTGTTTGGATTATGAGCTTTTTATTATACTTACTCATTTATACATTTTGGATACCATTAAAGACTCAAAAAAAGATAGAGACGTGGTTGTTAAGTGAAGAATCAGATTCAGCACTCCATGAAGGCCTAGAAGTTATAGTTCGAAGCATTAGAGAACAAACACTTCAAGATTTTGAAGAGTTTATGTTACCACGTGCTAGAGAATCATTACAAAAATTCTGGAGTGGTGCGATGGGTAATGCTGCTAAAGAATTGGGGAAAGGTGAAGAAGGATCTCAATTAAGTTTATTACATAATATGACTAAGGATTTATCTGGACAACCGTGGTATGTTCAAGCTGCCGCATCAAAACTACTTCCAATCATCCAAAACGCAAGTAATACGGGCAAAAACGCATCAGAAACACTCTCTAAAGGCTTAGGATTACAGAAATAAGCAATAATAATAAAGAATAATGCATTATATATTTATTATATGTATGTATAATACTGTTTTTGTATGTATGGCGTCTTATTTTTATTGTTTTAAAACCGAGTAGTTTAAATATTACTTTCTATAATAGAAAATATACAAAGTATTAGGGACTTGGATCAAATCTACAATTAATATTACATACATATAATTTATATAGAACACGCTATTCTAGAAATATGGTTAGACAAGTGGGTAGACCTCCAGAGCGTGACTCTGAAGGCAACGTAATTAGCAAGTGTTTAGTGAATGTCACTATTCCAACTAAGTTAAGAGATTTTTTAGCTAGTCATGAGATAAACAGGTCAAAACTGTTTACTAGTGTTGTAACACGGATGTATATGTATCAAATATGTCCTAAATGTTATGGTGAAGCGATCATCAATGGAGTTATGGCTATAGTATGTGAAGATTGTAATACAGTTATTAAGTATAAGAACTGCGAAGAATGTAATACAATGTATCAAAGACCAGCAGTAACAAGGAATAACGAAGTAATAGAAGGGAACCTAGTAGAAGCGATCAAAGGTTCTGATAAGTTTGGTTGCACACAATGCCAAAAATAGACTGTAAAGGTGGGTGTGGTAATCAAGTAAGGAACCCTCCAAGTCGCAATATAACAGGGTTTTGTGCTAAATGTTTACGAACCAAGCATAAATAAGAGAATCTAATACGTTAGGACATGGTATTACGGGCTAAGAGAGCTAAAAATGGCCGCATGATGTATTTTAAAGATAACAAACTTATCTCTAAAGTACGTTATCAAGCAGCCAAAGGTCGCTCACGTACTAACCGTTCACCGCGTAAGAGATCTCCAGCCCGTAAGCCCTCTAAGGGAGTTAGAAGAATGAAAAAATCATTACCACATCCAAGCGTTACAGGTATGGCGTCAGGACTAGCAATAGCAGCATACCTAAACGCTGGTAAGACTGTTACAGACAAATATTCATCTATACAGATGGATGGAGTGGTCAAAGATATTACAGATGGACAACTAGGGGC